TTGGTGTTTGTCTTTGTGGCTCTTGTGATTGTCTTACTCTATGCAGCCATGTTGCTGCCGATTTATCAAAATATGGAGGTCCATTTATGAAAACATTAAAAACCTATAAGGTTAAAGCCTTTACACTTATTGAAAATAGCGTAACCAAATTTATCAAATTTTCCAGCGGATCACTACCTTGTCAGAAGTGACTTGCACCTTGTCAATCAGTTCTCTGACAATAACTTTTTGGTTATCGTAGGACATATCCAGCACACTACTAGCGTCCAATAGCTTTTCAATCTTTTCTCTTTCGCCCGCTTGCTTATCATTCGAGGCTTTTTTTATTTCTTCTTCCAGCGCGCTTCTTTGCTTGATAAAATCTGAAGACTTGGTCCTTAATTCGTCCAGCGTGATCCTATCGTCCAGGTATAGATCGTTTAACTTGCTTAGTTTGAGCGTCAGGCTGTCTATCTGCTTTTGTATTGCCTGCTTGTCCACGGTTGGGCTGGTATCATCTGAAAATAGTTCTTGTATCTTGTCTGGGTCATTTTGTAGTTGGGCGATTCGTGTTAGTACATAATGCTCTAATAATTCCATGTCATAGTAGCCAGACTCACACTTTTTATTGTCATTGTAGACCGTGACACCCCTTGTCTTTCGCGGGTGTCTTTGGTAGCACTCGTACCGTTTAAATCGTGTACCGTCTTTTCTCACAGCCCCTAAAATAACTTTAAGGGGCGCGTGACAGTACCCACATTGAGCCAGTCCGGATAGCATATACTTAGCCTGGAATGGTCGAGGGTTTGATAATTCCTTGGCTGTTTGTTGCCGTTTAGCCAGCTCTCTTTGTGTCTGCTCAAAGTCCACTAGAGAGATTATGGGCTTGTGTGTGCCCTGGAACGTTTGGCCCTTGTATTGGTTCAATCCACAATATACAGGATTGGCTAGTATTCCTCTGATTGTGCGATAACTCCAAGCCGGCTGTTTTGGGTATTCCTCGTTTATCTTATCCCTCAATTTAGTGATTGACATACCAGCTAAGTATGACGAGTATATCTCTTTGACCGCCAGAGCCTCGTACTCGTTAATAGTCATTGACCCTGTTTCTTTGTCGTAGTTGTAGCCGTAGGAAGTTTTAGCCCACATCATAGACTTTCCAGCTTTGGCACGGCCTAACTTTCCTAATTGCATACGCTCTTTGATCTGCTCGCGCTCTAGCTGGGCGAATACTGATAATAAACCTATGACGGCTCGCCCAAAAGGTGTAGACGTGTCGAAGTTTTCGAGTAGGCTCACGAACTCAATATTATTTTTTAAAAATATATCCTCGATTAAGTAGAGTGTGTCCTTTTGGCTCCGGCTCAATCGGTCCAGCTTATATACTAATACCGTATCAAATAGCTTGCTCTGGGCATCTTTTATCAGTTGTTCCAGCGCTGGGCGCTCGGTTGTAGAGCCAGAGAAACCTCCATCAGTGTATACCTTGTAAATGTGCCAGTCTTTAATATCGCAGTAGCTCTCTAGCTTTGCCTTTTGTTCTTCGATTGAGTAACCCTCTTCCATCTGAGAAGTGGTAGACACGCGCACATATAGAGCCACTTTATTAATTTCATTCATTGTCTTTCCCCTCCATTTCTGCTAAAATAGAGTATAGAAAGACACCTTTCAAAATTTGTCATTTTGAAACCTTTCTTTATCTTGATTGCCTCACGCTTGAAGTCGCCAAACTTTGAGAGCGTGGGGCTTTTTTTATTTGTCTAAAATCATTTTACCGTCTTTTTCTTGCGCAATAACTTTTGCATTAGCATCTAAAACGATAAGGTTTGGAGCTTTAAAGTTTGGGTCATACTGTCTAAGCTCATTTTCTCCGGACTGTTTTATTTTAAGCATACCGTCAACCATAGGTTGAGCCTGTTTGATCTGTTCATCGGTTAGGGTGTCTGAAATAGTGATTGCTATATCTTTCTCGGTTGAATTAACAGACGCTTTAGGATCAACTCCATGTACCCACGCTTTGAAATTTTCTACAAAAACATCATAAGCAGAACGTCCTTTTAAAACATCGCTAGAAGAAGAAGTTGAAGAAGTCGATACTTTACTTGATGATGAGACTTGTTCAGTGCTTTGTTCTTGACTTTGGTCTGTATTTGCTTCTTTTTGACTGCAACCAGTCAATAATAGAGTGAGTGCTGCGATTGTTGCGAGTGTTACCTTTTTCATATTTTTCCTCCCGGCTATCCTACCAGTCTATAAAATTCATCAATAACCATCAGTTCGTCGGTTACTGATTTAAGTTTGTGTCGTTCCATAAAGTTTAAATAATTAAAATCTTCCTTATCTACTTTTTCCAGCTCTTCTCTAAGTAGCGCGTGTATCATGGCCCTATTAGCCTCATTTTCGCATTTTAAAGGGTTGATAATATAATTAGCTTCGGTATGGTCTAGGTGGCCTAATTCGTGCAATATGACCCGTTTTTGGGCCTCTCTAGTTAGTGATTTGTTAACAAAGATAATCCTCATATCTGAGATTATCATTCCCGGTCGTGGCCATAGGTCGTTATCAAAGTAAGCAAGGGTGACTCCCTCACTATCGCATATTTCTTCTATCGTCATAATCTGCCTTTTAGATACCCCTCGATAATATTCTGTATAGCCACGATATCGCTTTCTGTTAGTGGCTTACCGTCGAAAGTCTTTGCGCTTTCGGCAAGTTTGCGCAGGTCTGTTTCAGTATACGGTGTATTTTCCATGCCCAATATTTCATTAGTTGATACATCTAGCACTTGGGCCAACGCAATCAATTTCTTCCCGGTTGGTAAATTAACACCACTTTCCCACTTTGAAATTGTGCTTTGTGACTTATACCCAAGTTCCCAAGCTAACTCAATTTGTTCCATTCCTCTCAATTCACGCAACTCTTTTATTCTTTGTCCTATTTCTGGGTGTAACTCCTTGTTAGCCATAACTTTTTCTCCTTATTATTTACAATTACATTATATAGAAGATATGATTTAAAATCAAATAAAATAATAAACATTTTAAAAAAATATGAAAATAAATCAAAAAAACTATTGACATATGATTCTGGATCATATATAATAGACTCATAAATCAAATATATGATTTTAAATCATATAAAGAAAGGAGTAACCGAATGGGTCAACCAAAAGTGACTATCGCAGAATTGCGAGCTAGAAACAACAAAATGAAGCAAAGCGAACTTGCTGAAGCGGTTGGAGTAACCACTCAAACCATAGGGGCATGGGAACGAGATATTACGGCCATTAAGGGCGAGCATCTTTTGAAACTTTGCAAAGTTTTAGGCACAACCGCCAGCGATCTTCTGGGGGTTTAAGTTTAAAATTTCATATGATTTTAAATCATATAAAAAAAGGAGAATGAATGCCACTGAAGATAGACGACTACAAAGACTTTGAAATGTTTTATAAACTTCCTCAAGAGTTATTTGACGAATGTTTCAAAGGGCTGTCAATCGGTGCTAAAGTCTTATACGCAATTTTGCGGGACAAATGGGGTCAATCGCAGAAAAACGGCTGGCACGATGAAAAAGGCATCTATTGCAACTTTTCAGTTAAGTTATTATCGGAGATAATGGGATGCTCTGAAAAGACAACTATATCTTATAAAAAGGAATTAAGTAACTATCACTTGATTTCTGAACGTAGGCAATTTAACTCAACTAATAAAATCTATGTGAATAGAGTATCTGAAGCAAAAAAACACGTACATGAAGATTTTACATGTACGAAGGTGAAAAATTTACACCACGTACATGAAGATTTTACATGTACAGAGGTGAAAAATTTACAATCTAACCAGACTAATATTAACCAGACTAATATAACCAGACTTAATGATGATGATACGGTTCAAAAATTAGAAAATATTCAATCTGGAACAATTGCACAGACACTCAGAAGTCGAGGTTTTAAATTAGATCAAATTCAATTCCAACAGTTATTTGACTATATCGCTTTAGATGGAATGAAGATCGAGCTTGTCCAGCTTGCTATCAGCAAGTCAGCAGACAACGAAGCTAGAAATTTCAGATATTTAAAGAGTATCTTGGATAACTGGAGAAAGAACGGTGTAACAACGGTTGAGGAAGCGGAGCAGGCAGATGAAAAGTATAAATCATCTAAACCATCTAAAACGTATAACAAACGCAAAGAAGCCAGTCCTTACCCTATCAAGAACTCAGTATTCAGCCCTTACACGGACTTACTACCTTGGGAAGAAGATGAAGAGGAATAGCCTATGGATTTACCACTTGTCTATCACATTAACGAATCTGAAACGTGTGAAATACATCAATGTTTCAAGTGGTCGTTAAACGATGATGTGAAACTGCAGGACGAACGGAACGGAACCTTTTGCCCAGAATGCCAAAGAGAAAAAATGGCGCGTGAGGAAGAGCAGAAGATAGGACAAGCTCACACGGCTACAATCCTAAGAAAGACTTACGATGTGCTTGATAAAAACAGCATCATACCGAGCGGACTGAAAGAAGCGAGTTTTAAAAACTTCACGGTAACGAATCAAATCGACCAAAAAGCCAAAAATTACGCTCTGCGTTTGGTATCTCACTACTTGCACGATGGGAAAGGTAACGCTCTGATAATGGGCAAGGCTGGACGCGGTAAGTCACATCTAGCTATGGCAGTAGCAAGTAAGTTGAACGCTGACTGGAAAGCAAACAAGCTACCAAAGAGCATACTATTTGTTAACTTGCCAGCCTTGTTTATCAAAATTCAAAACTCTTTCAACCATAAAGAGGAAATGACCAGTAACGAATGGCTGGAGCTACTAAAGAAAGTTGACTATCTGATCCTGGATGACCTCGGACGATCTGATAACGCACAATGGAAGCAGGACTTTCTATACAGCTTATTAGACGAGCGAGAAGCGACAATCATCACAACGAACCTTGTAGGGTCAGAGATGAAGTCACTTTTTGAAACCGGCCTAGTCAGTCGAATCACAAAAGGCGGACGGGACCTTTACTTCAAATACCCGGACAATGCAGAAGATAGGAGAAAATTGCCGTTTTGATTGACAAAATGATTGAGGGCTTCGAAGCTACTTGCTACGAGCTTTCAGACGAAATTAAAGCAAAGCTACTAGCTAGTGATCCGGATAGTGCCAGAGGTAAGATCATAGACCTGTACGCTTGCAGTTTAGCTGGCAGAGCATAAAAAAGACCCCTTGGAGAAGGGAACTCCAAGCGGTCAAGAGATAAAACTTTCTAAAGGAATTATAACATTATGAGAAATAAAAATCAATGGAAACCGCGCATTATTAATATCATGTCAGACGGTAGCCAGGTAGATGACTTAACAGGGTACACGATACCAAAAGATAGCGGGTATTATAACGCAATTAGACGAATTAATAAGGAGATTTGAAATGTACGATGAATTATTAGGGACGATGGCAGTTGCAGGATTATTCTTCGCTGCTGGATTCGCAGGAGCGGTTTGGGATTTTAAACGAGCGCAACGTAAGAAAGCCCGTCAAGCCAAGCAGGACGCGATTATGAAGCAGTATGAAGAAGATTTGCAAGAGAAATTCAACGAGGGCTACCAAGCATTTCAAGCTGATCTAGCTTACGCGCGGAAGCACTCATATTCGGATAATAGCTGGTTATAGAAGGAGAGTATGTTATGAATGAACGCTTACAGCTAATACTGGCTTGCATTAGAGTAGGACGGGCGAATGTACTGACAACTCGCGACATTGCCAAAATGACAAACTTATCAGTCCGAAAGGTGCGAGGTGGCATCGCAGAACTTCGGCTTAATTACTCGGTACCTATCGTGGCCAGTCGGTCACTTCCTCGCGGATATTATTTTGCGGAGAATGACGATGAGTACACAGCTTGGGTGCTACAGTACAAGAAGCAGATCAAGACAGAGCAGAAGCTATTGAATAGCTTAAAAGCTACGAGCTGGGATAGTTACAAAGAATTGAAAAAGTACGACAATGCTTCTATTGGATTATGATTGTAGCTATCTAAAACTAGATATCGAGGAGAAATTTGGAGATAAAACAATGGCAAAAGGAAAATATAAGAAAAGACATAAATTTGTCAATACAAATGGCAATGAATTGTATTTTATGTCTGATAAAAGAATGAATGATGATGTTATAAATGAGATCCGAAAATATGACGAAAATGGAAAAGTTGAAAATGAGTACAAGAAATTGGCTGATAGAATCAACTTCAATAAATATGATTTTTTTGACAATTACGTTAATACAATAGCTAATCATATTATAGGTCGAATTTACACCTCTTACTTAAATTTTAAATTAGAAAAAGTCAAAGAACACACACTCAAAACAAAAAAACAACTGCTTGATGAAATTGGATTCAATGGGAACAAAACAATAATAGCTATAGGGACAGCCATTTCATCTTATCCGTCACCTAACAATATACGATTTTTGAGGAACGTTAACAATAGAGTAGATGATGTTTTCCAAAAAGAAACATCTGGCCATGGTTTTGGACTGAGATGGCCTATTGAAGAAGTAGTCAGATTGTCATTTGATCAGTTTTATCGTGTTTCTAAACGAACCATTGCAGTCAAAGAAACATCTCCAAAAAAATCTGAGAACCAAGATGAAATCGTAGTTAAAGAGCAACCAAAGGATATTAATGACGATTTAATCTTTTTGAAGAAAAAGGCAATTTTACTTAACGATGCTAAAACGATTGAAGAAGTCGTAGATACGGCTAATCAAATTTTGAAACTTGCTGAAATTTTAGGAGGATAACAAATGGCGACACTTTACGAACTAACGGGACAATTTCTTGATATCTACAATATGGACCTGGACGATGAAACCAAACAGGACACGCTGGACAGCATCGACTGGAACGAAGACTACGAGAACAAGGTTGAGGGCTACATCAAAGTTATCAAGAACCTTGATGCAGATATCGAAGCCCGCAAGAATGAAATGGACCGCTTGAAGAAATTAAACGATGCGGACAAAGCCAAAAAGGAGCGCATGAAATCGACTCTTGAAGAAAGCATGGAACTCACGGGACATGACCGAGTAGATACGACCTTGTTTAAGGTGTCATTTAGACGCTCTAAGGCAGTTGAGGTTGACATGGTGTTATTGCCAGACGAGTACAAGAAAGTTGAATACAAAGCCGATAAGACAGCTTTAAAACGACTTTTAGCAGACGGGCAAGAAATTGCTGGAGCTACCTTGGTAGAAAACAAGAATTTGAGTATCAGATAGGAATTGAAAAAAATGGTAGAAAAAAAGCAAAGTATCTATGAAAAATTGGCGAATATTCAAAACGAATTAAAAGCGCCTAAAAATCAGTATAACTCATTCGGAAAATACAACTATCGCAATGCTGAAGATATTGAAGAAGCGTTGAAGCCTATCTGTTTAAAATATCGTGCAACGTGCTTGATTTCAGAGGTAACGACTGAAGAATTAGCAAGCGAACTTATCACAAAAGTTACTGTTTCACTCATGGATTGGGATGGCGACAACGTGATTACAGTTACCGGACGAGCAAGGGAAGAACGCACAAAAAAAGGTATGGATGCTTCTCAAGTGTCTGGCGGTGCGCAAAGCTATGCTACTAAGTACGCACTCAGTCAAATGTTTTTGATTGACGATAGCAAAGATGCTGACACGGATGCCGATTATATCCAAAGTGGACGAGCACCACAAACGAAAAAACAAGCACCGGCAAAAAAACAAGATGAACCCGTTATTTCAGTAGAGGAAGCTAACCGCTATTTGAAAGAGATAGCTACTATCGCAGAAGCGAAAGGGATAGAAGATGGCTCAATCGCTAAATGGTTTTTGCAACACTTAAAAGTGGCAGACTACAAGCAGATTAAGCAATCGCAAGTAGAACAAGCAGAAATGCTCTTAGGAAAATTGAAAGGAAACTAATAGATGTTAAATAATGTCGTACTTGTCGGAAGACTTACAAAAACCCCAGAATTACGCTACACTCCAAACAATCAAGCAGTAGCTACTTTTAGCCTAGCTGTTAACCGCAATTTCAAAGGCCAAGACGGAAAACGTGAAACAGACTTTATTAACTGCGTGATCTGGCGACAGCAAGCAGAAAATCTTGCAAATTGGGCCAAGAAAGGGGCTTTGATTGGGATCACGGGACGTATTCAGACACGAAGCTACGAAAACCAGCAAGGCCAGCGTGTATATGTGACTGAGGTTGTAGCAGAAACCTTCCAGCTTTTGGAAAGTCGCAAAGACCGTGAAGCTGGGCAATCGCAAGGGTACAGCCAGCCAGATTTTGGACGGCAGGCAGAGCCGTTTACTATTGATGATGATTCGCTACCGTTTTAAGGAAGGAGTTTAAATGGAATTTAAACCGATAAAAGGGTATGAGGGTATCTACGAAGCGTGTTCTAACGGTACGATTTGGACGTGCGAGGGAAAAATAACTTATAGTAACTGGCACGGAAGAATCAGAAAGCGTGTTTGGAAACGTAGAGAACTCAAGCCGCAGATCCAAAAACGAATTAGGAGCAGTCACAGCGATAAACGGGTGAAATTGTGGAAAGACGGAGAGATGAAAACCTACCTTGTGAGTAGATTGGTAGCATCTGCATTTATTCCAAACCCAGAAAATAAAGATTTTGTAAATCATAAAAACGGGAATCCGTTGGATAATTCAAAAGAAAATCTTGAGTGGACGACTAGATCAGAAAATCAAAAACACGCTTTTGACACTGGCTTAATGAGTACGAATAAAAAGATAAGTTTGAAAAATTTGTCAAGCAATACGGAACATTATTTTAACAGTATGTCAGAAGCAAGTGAATTTCTTGGAAGAAGCCACGGATATGTAAGCGAGAAAATAAAAAGAGGAGCAAAAATAAAAGGCTATGAGTTGACAGTACTATGACTTGGATTGAAGAACACTTTTCCAAAGAATACCCAGAAATAAAATCTATACAAGATATCTGGGATAAAGATGATTTGGGCGGATATCAGACACAGCGGTATTCGAGGGAATTGAATAAAGTGATTATTACTAACGACCTAACCGCTATTAGTAATGATCTGAAATCAATCGGACTTACTTTGGCAGATTTTAAACAGCAACTAACTTTATTTTAAGGATCAAAAATGAATGAACCAATCATTTTAAAATTTGAACTAAACCGCAAGCAGATGATATCTGCGAATGATCGGCTACACTTTCAACAAAAAGGCAAGATCACACGATTCTTGCGGGAGCTGGCCCACTATGAGGGTATGAACGTGTTAAAGGACTATTTCGGACTACCGTACACGGAAGATAAGCCGTGCGAGGTCAGAGTGATCGTATATGCACCAACCAAGCGCAAGTACGATCCTCCGAACTGGTCGCCCACAACCAAAGCACTATTGGACGGTCTGACAGATGCAGAAATCTGGACGGACGATAATTTCAACATCATTAAACGGGTGAGCTTTGAACATGGTGGCTTGTCCGAGAACAAAAACTACAAAATAGAATTGAATATCTGGGAAGTCAAAGGCATTTGATATGGAGAAAGACAACTTACTGCGATCCAAGCGTATCTATGAGAAACGGCTGAGCGAGGAACTACAGCTTAAAACAATCAGCAATACGCGAGGGCATCACTACAGCGCGAACTATCGCGAATGGCTACACAAGGAAATTAAAGCCATAGACAAGAAATTAAAGGAAATCGAGGGGGATTTGATAGATGAATATTGATAAAATCGAGGAACTAACTGAGCTTACCAGACAATGGTTTATTGACCGTGACCTTGAACACGGTGGACGATTGGACAAGCAGGCTCTTAAATTAAGTGAGGAATTTGGCGAGCTATGCGCTGGATATCTCAAGCAAAATGAGAAGCTGACTAAGGATAGTATTGGTGATTGTGCGGTTGTGATTGTAGGACTTGCATTATTAATCAAGAAAGATGTACACAGTATATTTAAGATCGCAGATGGTGTTAGACCCAAAGAAGCAATGGAAAGTTTTAAAATGCTAAATGCCAACATCAGTGAGTTCCAACTATCACAGGATTTGGCGAGTAAAGACATGTGCCGTCATAATCTAGTGCGTGCGATGGCTTATCTTAAATCTATTAGTAAGGCACTTGACTATGACTTCGTGGATTGCTTCGAGCTAGCTTACAACGAGATAAAGGACCGGAAAGGTCGCTGGGTTGATGGAACGTTTGTGAAAGAGGAGGATTTGAAATGAATAAACAAGAGTTGATTGAAAAATATAAAAGCTCTCTGAATAAAGTCCATAAAGTCTATGGAGATTACTACAAAACGGAGGCTTATGAGGAAGTTTTGAAAGATCTGAAACGACTAGACGAACCGCAAAGAGTCACAGTACCGCAGATCGTTGCAGACTATATCGAATATACCAAAGCAACTGACTGGGATCTGCAAGAAGCGATGGACGATGTCGCTTATGAAGACAATAAAGATCTCCGAAAATGGTTCAACGATAATATAGAAACGTTCGCTCGTGCATGGCTTGACGGCTACGAGGTCGAGAAAAAGAAGCGGTATTTGGTTAGAGTGAAAGGTGTTTTTGAATATGGTTGCTATCTTAATAAAGGTTTACTATCCAAAGAATATTTTTTGGAATCAAAAGCCGAAATCGGTGGGTGCAGAACCAAGCACACCCGTAAACAATTAGAAGATGACGACTTTGGCTGGGTGTTTGATTGCCCGGGGATTGAGATTGAGGAGGTGGAAAAATGAGCAATAGTGTGTTTGTAAACGCGTTCACAAGATATGGTTGGATTAAAGAATATATAGACATTGACGAAGTGGCTTATGTGGATTTTGAGAAAGGCCAGATATGTCTTAAAGCGCATGACGCTCAGATTCCACGTACACTCATTGCAGATATAGGCTCATTGTATGGTGTTGAACAGGCTTTGTTAAGAAATCGGAGGTAAAAAGATGATTCCAAAATTTAGAGCGTGGGATAGCGGTTCGTTATGTCGTATGTATCAGCCAGACGAAGTAATGGTCAGCGATGGCAATATTTGGATTATTGATGAGGACGGCGTTGCCGGCGAATGGATTGTGAATAACGACCTTAACCTCATGCAATCAACAGGACTCAAAGATAAGAATGGTAAGGAGATTTTTGAAAAAGATATCCTTGATTATAATGGCAGAAAAGTTATTGTTAAATGGCATGGTTCTTATGCTTGTTTTATCTACGGGTTTGTAGACGAATTGAAAAATAGAACGACAGAATGGCAACCGCTATATCTCTCTTATTATAAGTTTGAGATTATCGGGAACTCGCTGGAAAATCCCGAATTGTTGGAGGTAACAGAATGAACGAACAGTTTGTTTCAGAATTAGAGAAATTACTGTGTTGTTTCCCCGGCTCTTACATCAATCGCAACCTTGAAGTAATTCTTATACCTAAAACCAATACATACTTTTCTCTCGTTGGCTGTGGTACAAAGAGAGACATAATCAAAAAAGTCTTGATGTGGTGCACTAGGGATATTGCCAAAGCTAGACCTTATCAGCAACAGAAGAGAAATATTGCTTTCTATGTAGAAAATCGCACACGTTTAGAAAAATATTTAGGTGCAAATATTAATGTAGATGTAGTCTATCACTGCTTAGGAAATGGTATTAACAAAGAACTCACACACAGATTTATTGAGAGCGGTTTTGATATGAATTTACTTTATGAGGAGGAAAAACAATGACACGACCAAACAGATACCCATATACTAAGAATCAGTTGATTTTCAAAGAATTAAAAAGCAACAACGGGAATGTTGTTTTTGACGGACACACGTTTGAATTTAAAACGGGACAGAATGAAGATCTTAATGTAAGCAGTGGACGAATGAACGCACGGAAATTAAATGTGGGAGATGAATGGTGGGTGAAATGACGAATAATATAAAGCTAGTATGCGCAAATGTCGCGTTTGTGTTCTTCGTCTTATTCGTGGTATGCGTCAACCTTAACGGACGGGTCCGGGTGCTTGAGACGAGCAACAGCGAACTACAACAGACAATCAGAAATCAAAAGAACGATATTGAAAAAATCGAAGAAAAAAATATCATGCAAGACGTGATTATAAACAAATTGAACAATGATTATAATTCACGTATGGCTCAGCAACTACAGGAGGTGGCAGATGAGAACGGCATCGGAGGATAACATGACACCAGAAGAATTGTGTCAGTTCATTATGGACAGTATTATGAATAATGCTGAGCTAATCACGATTAAGACTGGGGAAGATGATGGAATTGAAAAAAGAATTTTTCCAGGAAGCAGACAAGGCGATATCTGAGTTTGACTCTATCTATGATTTTTTTAAAGTCGCGAAAAGTCATAATGCTTACCAAGACGGAGCGCGTTATGAAAAATATAAGAAAGAGAACAGAATGCCATCATCTGCAATTATCGCGAAGTTTGTTGGTTTTGTGGAAACTGATCTGCTCTACGAGTGCATGAAAGAGTCGCTTGATAAAGTAGGCCCAGGACGGTCTAGCGAGGACCTGGTTGAGCGATTCTATAGAGATAATCATAATTATAAGCGGAACGAAGAACGCAAGCGAGAACGACGATTAAGACGGAAATTAGAGACGTTAGATTTGATCTTTGAAATGGAAGGGTGGGATTAAATGCTTTTTGGTGAAGTGCTAAAGAACAAAACAAAGGAGAACGCAGATAATACCCTAAAGAACTACCGCGTACTTTTGAGGATAGCTGGTGAAGAATACAGTCCGAAAGTAACAGCTACTTACTCCCTGGAACCGAAGAGCGCCCCAAGTTCCCCCAGTCGTCAAATTGAACAAATGGTTATAAGACGGGTAAGCGCCCAGCAAGAACTGGAACTTATGGCATCAGCTATTAATAGACTGTCTGATCTCAATCTATCGCAGATTTTGATTGAGCGATATTGCCGAGTGAGATTTAGACAAGACAAGGCTATTTATCCAAGCCTTGGGTATTCGGAAAGTGAATACTATAGATTGCTTGATCGGGCATTGTTAGAGTTTGCAGAAGCGTACAAAGCTGGGGAATTGCTTGAATACAGATTTCTGGGAGATAATTGAAAGAAAGTTGACAGTAAAAGCGCTGTATTGAGTGGTATTATAGTATTATCAGATGATGCAGATAGGAACTGCGCCATTTGGGTATCTCCTTATGAGGTTGCTGGGTAACTCAACGGTAGAGTGGCGGACTATTAACTGTAAATGCGGGTTCGATTCCCGTCCTGGCTATAAAAAACATCACATGATAACTCCAAAAAGTGCATTTTAATGGTGCGTTTTTTTGGTGATTGGAGAAAAAATGGAAATAGAAAAAATCAGAATTTCAGAAATAACTGAATATGAGAACAATGCGAAACTACACCCTCGCGAACAGATTGAACAAATCAAAAAGTCAATCCAGGAATTTGGAAACAACGATCCTATCGCGATTGACGAAAACAATGTTATCATTGAGGGCCACGGACGATATAAAGCCCTGCAAGAATTAGGCTTTGACGAGGTGGAAGTCATTCGTCTATCTCACATGAGTGAAGAACGAAAACGAGCTTATATTCTCGTCCATAATAAGCTAACAATGAATTCTGGATTTGATGTTGATATTTTGAAAATAGAGTTAGACGATATTTTCAATGTTGATATGACCGATTTTGGATTTGAAATTCCAAAAGAAACGAATTTTGATGTTGATGAAAATACAGATTTTAAAGAGATTCAAGATGAATCTGTTTTGATTGTAGAAGCAAATACTGAATATGAGTTAGAAAAATTATATAACGAATTTCAAAAAAGAGGAATAAAATGCCGAGTTTCGATATTGTAAAAAAAGGCGCATTAAAAGAAACATTTAAAGTTTCTAAAATTATGGCAGATTTTGATGTTGGTGAAGAACATGTTGAAGAACGTTTTGTGGGAAATATTGTTTATCCAAAAAAATGGCAAATAGGACTTATTGTGGGAGGAAGTGGAACAGGGAAAAGCACCATTGCAAATGAATTATATAGAGAACAAATGGAAGATGATTTTGTTTATCCGGAAAAAATTCCTGTAATTGATTGCATACCGTGCGAAAATACTGAAGAATTGGAAAAAATGTTTTATGCTGTAGGATTTGGAAGTGTTCCTTCATGGTTAAAGCCGTATAGTGTATTGTCAAATGGCGAAAAAATGCGAGTAGATTTGGCAAGAAAAATACTGACCCAAGATTTTGTGGTTTTTGATGAATTTACTAGTGTTGTAGACAGACAAGTTGCTGAAGTTATTTGTATAGCCTTAAAAAAAGCTCTAAAAAAATATCCAAATAAAAAATTTGTTGCAGTTGGATGTCACCATGACGTTATTGAATTTTTGCAACCAGATTGGTGTTTCAATACAAACAATATGCAACAGGTTTTTCAATTCCCCCACGACGCAAAAAAAAATTTGAAATTAGAAAGTGTTCTGTTGCAGAGTGGGGAAATTTTAGACGTTATCATTATTTAAACGGAGATATTGTAAATTCGGCAAGATGTTTTGGATTGTATGATAAAAATAAAATAATTGGATTTATAGGAGTTATACATTTTCCACATCCTAAAAACAAAAAAATAAAAAGAGTTACTAGATTAGTAATTTTGCCTGATTATCAAGGAATTGGTTTGGGAACGAAATTCTTGAATTCAATAGCTTGCATATATGTTGATGATGGGCTTGATTTTCGAATTGTTACAAGCGCAAAAAATTTGATTTATGCATTAAACAAAAGTAATAATTGGGAATTGAAGTCTTATGCTAAAGGCAAAAAATCTACAACTGGGATTAAAGAATTGGCAAGAAATGCAAGAGTAAATGTTAAAATAGCTAGCTTTCTTTTTATTAAAAAGTTTT